AATTCTATTCTTGATGGAAATGTTGACACAGATAAGTTCATTCAGTTTATCAAGATTAGCCAACAGATAAATATTCAAAACTATCTAGGGACAAAACTTTACGATAAGTTTACTTTAATAGTTGGAAATGGAGACATAGATACTGTTCCTTATGCTGATTATAAGACACTTCTAAATGAATACATTCAGCCTATGTTGATTTGGTTTGCCCAAGTAGATTATCTTCCATTCGCTGCTTACCAAGTTAAAAACGGAGGGGTATTTAAACACACTTCAGAGAACGCTGAGACTGTTAACAAAACAGAAGTGGACTATCTAGTAGAAAAAGCTAGAACACACGCTGAGTGGTACGCTAGAAGGTTTATAGACTATATGTGTTTTAACGAAAACTTATTTCCCGAATACACATCAAACGTAAACAATGATATTTATCCAAGTTCTGACGCAACTTTTAACGGATGGGTTCTGTGAGTTACAAACCGAAAGAAGAAAACATTAAAAAATTAAAAAAGTTTTTATTAAAACTAGAAAAAAATGGCTGATTTATTTAATCAACAAATATCCGCAACATATTCGGGTTTACTTAAAACCTCAAGTAGTGGAGTATTAAGCGCATCACTATCACAAATATCTGATGGTAGGGGAAACACATCACCATTATATCTTTCAACTGATTCAATTCAGTTTTATGGAGCGTATTCTTTCCCAAATGCAGATGGTTCAGCCAATCAAGTTTTAAAAACTGATGGAGCAGGTGTTTTGACTTGGGAAGATGATGCTAACACAGGAACTGTCACATCAGTAGCGTTAAGTGTTCCAACGGGATTAACTGTTACGGGTTCACCAATTACTACAAGTGGGACTATTACTATAGGTGGTACTTTAGGTGTTGCTAATGGAGGTACGGGAGCAACTACATTAACGGGTATTTTATTAGGTAATGGTACAAGTGCTATTTCAGCGGTTAGTGATGGAACAGTTGGGCAAGTTTTGTCTACAAATGCTAATGGAACATATTCATTTATAGATGCGGGTACGGGTGATGTAACGGTAGATGGTGCAAGTGTAGGAAACAGAGTTGCAGTTTGGAATAATACTACGGGAGAATTAAGAGGAACTTCTGCAATAGCAACTGAAAATAGTAATATATATTTAGCCCAACCTTCAACAAATGGAACTGATAAATTTAATTACATAATAGGTGGTGCATTTGCTATTAATGAAAATGATTTTGGCACTCAAAATACGGGATTTGGACACGCAGTTTTAAATGGAGCAGATTTAACGGGAGGTAATAATTCTTCCTTTGGTATGCAATCTCAAACTGCACTTACAACGGGATCACACAACACATCTATTGGTTCTTTTGCAATGTATGATAATAGAAGTGGAGATTACAATGTTGGTTTAGGTGCTAAAACAATGTTTAACCAAAGAATTTCTAATAACAATGTTTCAATAGGTTACGATTCTATGGATGGTGTTACTGCATCACAAACCGCAGCAAGTAATAATAATGTTGCAATAGGATACGAATCATTACACATCATTGAAGGAGGAGATAATAATACAGTATTAGGTTATCAGTCGGGTTCTGCAATAACAACGGGTTCTAATAACGTAATAATAGGTTCTAACACGGGGAGTACAATAGCAACATCATCTAACAACATTATCATTTCTGATGGTGGTGGGAATATAAGACAAAGTTTTGATATTAATGGTGCTGCTACTTTTAGTGAAAATGTAATAATAAACACAGAGAATAGTGGTATAATTGTTGATTTAGCAAGTCGTCACGGTTTGATGAAATACGCTAATTATGGTGCGGGTTTAGTAGGTAAGGATACGGGAACTGATGGTAACATTTCAACTTGGTTAGGCAGATTTAATGGAACAATTACAAGTCCTACGGCAGTATATCAAGATTTAGTTATCAGTAATTCGGGTAAAGTGGGTATTGGAACGGGTTCAACTGCTCCATCTGAAAAATTAGATGTTTATGGAAACATTAAAATAGGTACTACCGCAAACTCAAATTTTCTAAATAGAAGTGATTCGCATTGGATTCAATACAATGGAGGTGCAACTACCAACGATACTTATATGCGAGTTTATGGTGTTAGTCACGCATCTGCTGCTAAAACAATAGGTTTTTATACAAATAACATACCACGCCTCACCATCTCATCGACGGGTAATGCTACTTTTAGTGGTGCATTGAGTGGTACAAGTATTAATGCAACATCATTTAATGCGGGTACAGGAGTATTTAATTTCAGTAGTGGTGATGCTCTTTTAGATTATAGTTCAGGTGCGGTAAGATTAAGAACATATAAAACAGCAGTAGGATATATTACACCATTAACAATAGATAGTCAAACGGGTGCTGCTACTTTTAGTAGTAGTGTAACTGCGGCTTCTTCGATTACAATAAATGGTTCATCTAACGGTACTATTTATTTTCAAGATGTTCCAAATAATGCATCTATGTTTTATATACAAAGTGCAGCTTACATTGGGACAGCTCCATATAATGATAATAGAATTATTGCGTCTAATTCAAGCAATATCACTCTTGAAGCGGGTGGTAGTGTACGTTTAAAAATTGAATCGGGTGGAACAGTTCTTCCTGGAGCTGATAACGCTCAAAATCTAGGAGCAAGTGGGACAAGATGGAGTTTGATTTACAGTGCTAATGGTGTCAGTACATCGGATGAAACACTAAAAGAAAATATTATTGAGTGTGATTTGGGAATTGATTTTGTAATGACATTAAAGCCAAAATCCTATAATTTTAAAGATTTATCAGAAACTCATCAAGATTTTAACAAGAAGCATTATGGATTAATTGCACAAGATTTAAAAGATGGATTATTAAAAGATTCTGTCGATGGGAATAAAGATGGGGAATATGGTTTGATGTATAACGATTTAATAGCACCAATGATTAAAGCAATCCAAGAACAACAAACCATCATAGAAGATTTAAAAGCAAGAATTGAAAAATTAGAAGGGTAAGGGTTACCCATATTATTAAAACAAGAGTAAATTATGAAACAAATAGAACCAATAGATGTATGGCAGAATGGAACAACCAAAACTGCTGTAAAATTACAAGCACAAGGTACAAGTGTAACCTTGGGACAAGCAGCCTCTTTTTATTGGCAACTGCTGACAGAAGAAAATTATCAAGTAGCAAACGGTAACCTTGGAATAAGTGGTGAGCAATACGATGCTTGGGGTGCTGATGATAATTACGTTTATACGATTATNGCAGAGGATTTAAACCTAGTGATTGTNGGTGATTGGGTAGATTCGGAAGATTAATTATCTTTGAAGAAAAAAAGCTATGAAAATTACAGAAAAAGAACTAGAAACATTACAAACGCAAGAGAAACAAAAGAACCAACTTGCTCACGATTTAGGTGCTTTNGAATCTAGAAANCACAANTTACTTCACTTATTAGATGATGTAATAGAGCATCAAGAAATGACATTTGAATCAATAGAAGAAAGCTATGGCAAAATTAACATCAACCTTGAAACAGGAGAGTACACCGAAATTACGGAAGAAGAAACTAAGTAAAAATCTAAGTTACAAAGAAGGTATTTTTTCTAGTACTGCCGTTAAACTGGGAATCAGTAATGAACCAACAGATGAGCATTATGAGAATATGCTAGTTACTGCTGAGAAGCTATTTCAGCCAATTAGGGATTGGTGTGGGCATCCTATTCGTATAAATAGTATGTACAGATCAGAAGAATTAAATAAAGCCGTAGGAGGCTCTAAAACAAGCCATCACGCATTTGGACAGGCTTTAGATTTAGACACACTAGGAGAGAAGTCAAACGCTGATTTATTTAATTGGGCATCTGAGAATCTTAATTTTGATCAGTTGATTTGGGAATTTGGAACAAATGAAGAACCGAATTGGATTCATATTTCTTTCTTGAGCGAAAAAGAGAACAGAAACCAAAAACTAAAAGCAACAAATCACAGAGGAAAAACAAGATATTCTAATGCCAATACCTAAACCAAATAAAAACGAAAAGCAGAAGGATTTTATGGTTCGATGTGTTCCCCAGTTAATGGGGGAGTACAAGAAAGATCAAGCCGTTGCTATTTGTTATCAAAAATTCAAAGATAAAAAATGACACAATTAAATGTAGATGTGGACGGAGACAAAAAACCGGATTTTCAAGTTGATTTTAAAACCCTAATAATGGCGGTTGGTATGGTAGTTTCATTAACACTATCATACGCAATGTTAAAGAGTGAAATAGAGGTTGCTAAGACACTGCCAAAGCCTATTGTGTCACAAGATGACACTAGGGTGGTTAATCAAAAATTAGATTTTTTAATCAGAGAATTTGAAAAGTTTGAATCACAAACAGACAAAAGAATTGAAGATTTAGAACAAAGAGTATTTAAAAAATAAAGCTATGTTAAAGATATTTTTAAATTTAGTAGAAACAATAGTTCCAATAGGTGGAGAACTAGTTGAAAACATAAAAGCCAAAGAAGGCGGTGTAGGAAGGTTTTTCGCACCAAGATTCATAAAGCAGATGGTAAGATTATTAGTTGCAGCAGCAGCCGTTTATGCATTTGTCACAGGCAAAATTTCGCTTGAGGAAGTAGAAGAGGTTGTAAAGTAAATTTTTTTTATTATCATTGCATTGCCGTCAAGGCTAAACTTGCACACTAAACACCAGTGCTTGGATCGGGCAAAATATTTATATCTCCTCAATGGGGGGTAAGGGGGGCATTAACTAGATAAGAACCCCCTTAAAGGGGTTCGCATGAATAATGAGTCATTAAGGTATCAAAAAGACATTAATGAGTGCTTTATAATACACATTACAATAAAATAGTTTATTATTTATCCTATTGTTATACTCAAAGTGCAATTCTATGCACTATTTCAAACCAAATTGACTATCTAAAAGTGCAATAACCTTGTAACATATTTGAATGTGTATTTGTTACAAGAAATAAGCGCAATTATTATAATGAAGAAATTAACGAGGAGTAAATTAATCAAAAAACTAGATAATGTATTTAGCCAATACATCAGAAGAAAAGATGCTATTAATGACATAGCAAAATGTATCACTTGTGGAGTTGAAAGACATTGGAAAGAACTACAATGTGGACATTTCCAAAGCAGAAGCCACTATTCAACCCGGTGGGAAATACTTAACGTAGGGGTGCAATGTATCAGTTGTAACATATTTAAACATGGGCAACAATACCTTTTCAGTAAATACCTAGATAAAACCTTTGGGGAAGGAACATCAAATGAATTGTTTTTAAAATCACAAATAATGGGAAAATTTACCACAAATGAAATTGAAGAAATGATTAAAAAATATAAAGATTTGCTTGATGAATTAGAATAAATTAGTATATTTGAGCAACTTAAATATCTGTGGTGGTATATTTTTTTTAGATAGACTCCTATCTAAATATCTGTTAAAAGGGGAAAATTAATTTTTTCCTCTTTTTTTTGTTTAAATAGTTTGTTGTTAAATAAAAGTTTAACATCTTGCATTTATAATTATTAAATATGGAGCAAAAAACACCAACACCATTAAACATACTTTATGACAAACCAACAGAACCAAATAGAGATAGATTTTCATTTGCTTTTTCATCCGATATAAACGATTGGATTTACTCAAAGCAAAGGAGATACGACAAAAAAGCATATAGAATTAAAATTGAAAAAAAGCAACAAATTTAATTTTAAAATAAAATGTTTATATTTGTTAAAAAAAACTATGGAAAACATAGAACACATCAAATATCAGTACGAGGTACAGATACAAGAATTTCAATTACTTATACATAAATTGGAAAATAAGATTGAAATGCTACAAGCATTGTTACAATCTAGGGAAAATCCCGAACAGGTTAAATTTTAAATTAAAATTATGGATATATCACTAAACCACAAGTTATCAGAAATTCAAGCATTATTTAAATCGAAGAAAAGTAGATTTAATTCATTTGGCAAATACAACTTTAGAAGTGCAGAAGATATTTTAGAGGCTTTAAAGCCTTATCTTTTGAAACATGATGTTACTATCAGAATTAAAGAAAAGTATCTAGGTAGTTATGTAATTAAGTCTACGGCTATAATATCAGATGGAGTACAAAAGATAAAAGCAACTGCCATTGTAGGTGTTGACACAGATCAAAAAGGTATGCAAATGCCACAAAGATTTGGATCAGCAAGTTCTTATGGTAAAAAGTATTCACTGGGCAATTTGTTTTTGATTGATGACACACAAGATTCTGATGCGATCAATAAACATGACAAAACCCAAAAGCCTATTTTGCTAAAGAACACACCAAATTACAAAAAAGTAGAACACGCAATGAGTAATGGATTTACCATTGATGATGTAAAAAAGAAGTACACAATAAATGATGAATTAATTTTAGAACTAGAACAAATAAATAAATAATATGGGATCACTAGGAAGTATNAANATAAGGGTAGACAAATTACCCAAGGAAAAATTTGTAAAAGGTAAAGATGGAGCGGTGTATTGTGACATAACATTTTCAATAAATGATGACACAAGATACGGTAACAATGTATCAGCAATGATTCCCCAAACAAAGGAAGAACGTGAAGCCAAAAAGGCAAAGCAATACATTGGCAATGGCAAAATCTTTTGGACAGATGGAACTATTAAGTTAGCTGAGAAAGAAGAGAAAACCGAAGATAGCGGATTACCTTTTTAATTTGAGGGGGATTAATTTCCCCCTTTTTTTTATATAAATTACACCACATGACAGATATAGAAGCGCAACTGGTTGAAACCTTTTGCAAAATAGACAATACAAAAGAAATAGAATATCCTCCTATTAGCCTATCTATAGGGAGTAAAGTTATAAGCAGTAAAAAAGGTAATCAAGTAGTAGATATTCCGATTGGGACGTATGGAAATTTTAGCTTTATACAAGCACCTCCCAAAAGCCGAAAAAGTTACTTTGTAAGTTTGCTAGTTTCAGCGTATTTAAAACATAACAATTTTGTGGGTAAAATTAAATCCCACAGAAAGAATGAAAAGGTTTTACATTTCGACACAGAACAAGGACACTGGCATAGTGCAAGGAGTTTTAGAAGGGTAATTGATATGTGTGGTACATCAGATGGCTATCATACTTTTGCTTTGCGTACGCTTAACTATTCGCAGAGAATGGAGTTTATAGAATATTGTTTTAGAAAGCACAAAAATACAGGAATTTGTGTCATTGATGGAATAGCTGATTTGGTTTCAGATGTAAACAACTTAGAACAAAGTAATGATTGTGTTCAGAAGTTGATGAAATGGAGTACTGATTTTAAATGTCACATCATTACAGTCATTCATAGTAATTTTGGAACAGACAAACCAACAGGGCATTTAGGATCTTTTTTAGAAAAGAAAGCAGAAACTCAAATATCACTTGAAAAGAACACAGTACATTCAGATCAAACAACTGTTACCTGTAAAAGAAGCCGAGGTTTTCCTTTTGAAAACTTATCATTTAAAATT